GCTTAGCAGTACCTCTAGGTAGTGTTGTCAGTTTGTATTTCATGATTTGAGTTTCATCAGGAAACGCTTCCAATAACGGCATTCCTTCAATAGCTTCGCCGTAGTATGCTGATCCTGAGGCGTGATCAGGGTTATAAAGTGTGTAATCTACCTCGTCGTCTGCTAAAGCAAATTGTGTGATTTTAAAAGTTCCGTCTCCTTTTGCAAGAAGCTCTCTCCCTTTTTTTGTTAAAATTGCATCTACAGTTACCACTGCATTACTTAAATATCCCATTTGAGTATGTTTTTATTAATAAATATACGTTTTTTATTTTTACGATACAACTGGCTTGCTTCCTCCAACAACTATTCCACCGGGAGCTATTCTTAACGTTTCATCAAATCCTTTCACAACTAACTTACCCTCTCCTAATGTATCAATCTTACTGCCGGCTATTGTGTATATTTGCTGAGGTTTTATTCTATACAGTTTTGCTTGTGTGGATGCAGATCCGGTATCAACACTCCAAGTACCTTTTGCTGTGCCGTTATATCCGCGTTTTACAGTCATCCATACTCGTCCTTCTATGCTCAGATATTCGTATGGTCCGGTTTGGCCCTCATCGTTAACGGTGAAAAGGCCTGTTCGCGGCTGCACTTGAGCTACTTCTTCTAGGAACGTTGAGGGGATAGTGCTGTTTATCTCTACTTTAAGTAGGTCCCCTATCTGGAGTTGCTGGCTGAGGGGAGTAGTTTGTGGATAATATCCATTAACCCAATTTCCTTCTTGGTCAATTGTTCTAGTGCGGAAAAGCGTTTGACCGGCGGTGTATGTAAAGAGGTCTTCGTCTAGTGGGTCGATATAGAAGGATAGTCTTACGTCTTCTAAGTATTGTCTTGGAATTCTGGTCTGTCCTGCTACAAACAACGGTAGCCATTCTACTGCGTTTTGAGCTGCTAGACTGATTGCGTCTTCGTCTGGAGTATCTTTGTTGAATACTGCTCCTTCAAAAAACTGACCTGCAAGAAAGGGGTCTATGCCTTGATTTGTTATGTATGTAATTTTAGTGCCACCGTACTTACCGTTAACTAACCCTGTGTCCGTATAGTTACTATCCTGTACCGATGCAGGTTGTGCTGTTCCGGCTAGGATAGGTACTAGGTTTGATGGGGCGTCTTGTCCTTTTAATCTTTCCGATTCAAAAATAAAGACTGACTTACGAAACTCTGTAGCATTGCTTATTTGCGGATTATATGAACTATTTGTATAAGCTTCATCAAAGCTTCCAGGTTCTATAATTACCTCCGAGGTGTACACTTCGTATCCGAATGAACCTGTTGTGGGAGCTGTTATTACTGGTCTTTGTTCTTCTGGAAAGATTTCGTATAAGTAGTAGTTTTCCACATAGCTCTTATTTATAGTTCTAAGAGGTATTGTTGTGTTTACTAATGAGATATTTAATATAGGGCCGTTATTTGGCACCGTTATTACTATGTTTGTTGCTTGTTCAAGCTGTATCCTGTTTCGGTTAGTAGCTCTTACTGCTATAGCGTCTATTTTGTTGTAGATGGGGGTTACTATATCCCCTGGATATTCGTTAAAGAGTATCATTACCCTGTTGGTTGGCGATCCAAGTATGTTATCTGATAGTATATATTTAAAATCTGCTGTTGTCATTTGTGGTTACTCTTCGTATTGTTTTACTTATTCTCTTAATTACTAATAAAATACTACCTTAGTATTTGGAGGCCCTACTATGTCGAGGTAGAAGTTAATCTCTTGACCTACTGTAGATATAGTCCAGGTACCAATTTCCTGACTATCGCCTATTGGCATTGTTAGGGTTGGCATTAATATCTGGTTAGTATCTAGTGACCTTATTGTAAGTGATACAGGGTTTGTTGCTGTGGCGTATACGTTTGGAGGGGTGTTTAGGTAGATTGTATACGTTTTGGAATAAGTAGTTCGTATATAGTAGGTAAACCTGTTGAGTAGAAATCCAGTATCGGCGATGGGTGAGTTTGGGGTTGATAGAAAGTCTAATATTCTGCTGTCAGGGTTTTTAAAAAACTGCAACGGGAAATTCCACATAGTTTGTCCAACATCTTCAATATTATTTGTAGTAAGATATGAACCTGTTTTATATGTTCGTAGCTGTAGTGTCTGATTGATAACGTTGGGGTATATGTCGAGTCTTAACGATTGACTACAGGCTGTTGTTGCGGTATCTATAGCTTTAATTGTTACATATCCGAAGGTGTTGCTTGTTAAATTAGGGGAGGTGAATACTCCTGTAAAGTTATATGCAGTAGGTGTTGCTATTGTCTGTGTTGTGCTTCCTGATGTTATCGTGTATGATATGTTTGCAGGGTTGTTGCTTGCTCCTAGTGAGAACCATGATGTCACGTCTTGTGATGGGTTGTTAGTAGCCCCCATCATTGTTCGGCTGGTACCTTTTATTCCTATAGTACAGTACTCTGTATAGTATGTTATTGAACTTGTACAGTTTGCTATTGTGTCTTTTGATGCAGTTACTATATATGTAGTGTAGTTTGTTGGAAAGGTATATTCCGTTGGATTGCTGATTACTTGGCTGTTTAGTCTATACGTTACTGCTGCATCGCCAGGTATTGCAAAGTCTTCTGTTATATCGCGTATTACTTCTGGTGAGCTTGTTATTAGTATAGGTGCGTAAGATGCTGGCATTGCACATATTGTACCACCGCCTGGAAAGTCTTTTATTAAGAGAACTGTACTATCTCTTCCTGAGTAATCCTCGTACAGGTATGGGTTATTTCTGGATAACTTACCGTCTGTTACGACAACCAAGCTTCCTGATAGCTCTCCATTGTATTTAGGTTCTTCTTGTGTGTGAAACTCTTTATATCCTGTTCCAAATGGAGTTTGTACTTCATCAAGCCATGCTGTTGAATAGCTATTGGAGTACCCATAAGCACCTCCGTCGGCTGCTTCAATAAAAGCTGTGACAATTGAAGCTGTATATTCGGGCTGTGTTACAGACACCAGTACTGATTTGGCTTTTGATCTATTAAGCAGATTCGGTTTAATAATAATACCAGTATCTGCTACAACTCTAGCAGGTATAAAATCCTTAATAGTCTTAAAGATTGTATTATCAAAAAACTTAATAAGCCTTACATAATCCTGTAAGTCATACCGCTCTAAAGAACTTAGTATAGTTTCTGCTACTATATCTAGTTGAGCGTAACTTCCAGATGATAGGTTTCTGGGATCTCCTATGTACTCGTCTATACTAAATGTGGAGGTTGCGTAAGGGTATAGGTTGGCTGTGATGTATGCATCTACATTATCGGTAGGAGAGAATCCTACTTCAATATTGTGCAGATCGTCGGTATATTTTGTATCTCTCTTAATGATTGATGTATTACCTGATAAGGTACTACCTGTTACGATGCTTCCTGTATGATCCAGTCTAATCTTACCGAGTGAACTTGTATAGTGCCTGTAGTCGCCGAAGAAAGGTCTTTCGTTTGTGTTTCTTCCTCCGTAGTACTTTATTTGTAGAATATCCGATGGAATTCCGTAACAGTTGATTAACGCTCTTAAACCTCTCTCTGTTCCTTTAGAACTGAGTAGTAGCGGTAAATTATGGTATAATCTTTTTTGTATTTCCTTTTGGTAACTATCATAAGAAACCGGCTGAATAGGTGTGTTAGATCCTGTATACGATGCTGTTACGTAGTTCGTAATCTGTTCACTACCTGACTGGTATGGTTGTCCTATAATAGTTGCAAATAGATCTTCGATAGATTTATTTGAGGTATATAACTTAACTCCAAAGTTCTTTAATGCTTCTCCTACTAAGTCTTTTGATATACCGAAATTAATTCTGTTGTCGGCATTATATTTGTCCGTTACTGCTTTTCCATATAACCATAGGTTGTCGAAATGCTGACCTATCATGTTTATGAAGGTTACATAATTCTCATTGTTTGCATCATCTCGTAGGTAAGCCGGTACTGTATTTACCAGTGCGTTGTTGTTTATACTGTCATACTTTAGTGCGTTATCTATTTGAGATGTATACCAGCTATTTGCAATATTAGTAGTACTTACCGCATTAGTATATGGCTTAGTTGCGTTTGCTTTTGGCCAACTATTACTTCCTGATTCGTAGTATAAAAATCTTTCGTAGTGATCAAAGTTACTTATTATTCCTTTAATTAATCCGTTATAATAATCCTTACTTCCTGATGTACCGGCTAAGGCGATAGGTGCACTAGATATACTTGATAAGCTTGCTGAATGCTGAGTGATTAGGTCTAGTTTATACTTAAAATTAATCAACCTCTCTTGAGCGGATGAAAAATGTACAAAGCTGTCATAGTTTGTATAGTCTACACTTATATCAATACCTTTTTCGTTAAATACCGAGTATATTTGGCTATTACTGTTATTTACTGGATAGCTAAATAGTTCGTCATAGTTGAAGTATTGAGAAGGGACTACATTATTGTCTTGTACCTCTATGTTAAAGTTAGCAGGACGCAAGTATGGTTGAGTAACTACTTCAATAGGTGCTTCTGATTCTACCTCGTATGCTATTGAATCTGATATAACCTCTACTATGTTCAACGTACTTCCAATACCGTAGATATCTGGCAGTGGTTCGTAGAGCTTTACTCTTACTGCTGATTGATCATTATACGGTATTATACCTATATTTATCCCGATAAATAAATCGTTATTCCCGAAATTTAATCTAAATCCATCAAAATAAGATCCGTTCTTTAAGGTTTCTGCATAAAGTATTGCTACTTGTTCAACTACACTGTCATCTAATGTTGATGCTAATAATCTTAATTCTGTCCTATCTCCCGATATATCACTAATATAGAATTCAGCAGTTGCTTTATCTTCTGTAAAAATATCCTTTATAAAGTGGTAAAGTAGCTTTACCCCTCCATTAGGGTATCCGTAATTAATACTATCCTGGATAGGGTCTATAGATATATTAGATGCTCCCGGCTTTCCGGATGAACCTGCATCCGGTCTAAACGCATAACCCGTATAGTTGCTGTCGCTTTCTAAAAGTTCGTCAGTTAGTGAATATACGTGTAGTTCTGTAAAATGTTTTTCAGGGTCAAATAAACTGTTTATCTCAAAAGAATCAATAAGGTTCTTATCAATATTAGAATACTGTTCAAAACCTGGTATAGATTGAGGTGAGTTTTCGTTAACAATGTATGTTATATCTGCCATGTATTATACTTTTGTCTGAAGGTCTAGTACTTGCTGGTTTGCGGCAAGTAAGTCTGTTCGTAATTGTGCTATTTCGTCTAGTAGTGGCTGTATATCTTGTGTAACTGCGTCAAAGTTTAAAAGTTCTGAGCTCTTTTGTACAAGGTATTGGTGTGAATTTATATCACCAAGTATATCTATTTCGTAATAAAGATCCTCGTACATCTGAAAGAATGTCGCTATCTCATCTGCAATATTAGTAGTCGGCACTACAAAGGTATTAAAATTTCTATCTATTACTTTTGTGAACTTTGTACTATCGAAAACAGTCTTTTTTATTTCGACATTCTTATCCATTTCTTACTACCTTAAATATGTTTTGATTATCTACAACTGTTGTGCTTCCGTCTAATGTAGTTTTAATTAATATACGATAATATCTTTCAGGTTGCAAGCCATCCATGTATACATCGAAAAACGCTCCATTTGAATCACAGCTTACCTTTGTAAAGGTTGTATCAAAATTAATAACCATTTCTTCTGTGTATTCATCTTTCAATCCCCAATACGAAGCTGATGGTAGTGCGTAGTTTGTTAGATATGCTGAGGATGTTGTGAACGATCTTACTGGGTATTTTGGTCTTGCTGATACTCTGAATCTTTGTTTCCCTACATCTGTGTATTTGCCTCTATTGTTTGTTAGGTTGATTGTTGAAATGCTATTTGAAAGTACTGCTAACGATCCAGTAACGTACGAACTGTCATCCCACTTAAACTCTAAATATGGTGGATAGATTGTATTTGTATCTGCTCCAAAATACTTCAACCTAATTGATGAAGTAGTGTTAAACTCTAAGCTGGGTTGCATTCTTATTACAAACCCATCATTAGGTCTTGTAGCGTTTACTATGCTTTGGACTGCTGCTGTTACTGGTATGGATAGGTCATATGTTGTTGAGTTTATTGAGTAGGATTGTGTTGTTTCGTTGGATGTGTACCAAGTACCTCCTCCTGCTTCAGTAGTATATGATCCTGTTGAACCTGCTGCATATCCGGTCGTTCTCCAGGCGTTTTGTCCTCCTACTTGTCTATATGTCCAAGAAACTCCCGATGTGTTGGTTGGAGTATCTCCAAACTTACCTGTTCCATTATCCCAAGATTGTGATACAGCATTTGCATATACCGTTATGTCACTAGGAAGTGCAGAGGCATCGGCAATATACATTCCTAAAGATGCACTATAGCTAGCTCCTCCAATAGTTGCAATGGCTGTGTTTATATCATCGTTACTATACTTAACTAGTATTCGATTAGCTTGCCCTGTTCCTGAGATATCATAATAACCTCCTATTTCAACAATCTCATCCTTTCCAGCATTACCTGTTGGAACTTCTGTTGAAATGAATGTATCTTTTTCGGGAAATATTCTGTATACTGCCATCTTATAGTGTTGTTATTCTTCCTTTAATATCTGTGTCTGGGAATTTTACTTCAAAGATCATTGGATCGTATGAAGGATATATTACGTTGTTTCTAGTTGCTCCGTCGATATCGTAGGCATACTGGGAGTATACTCCTCCTGCCTTGTTTACTAATCTAACTTTTTGTACTGTTTGCACTCCTTTCTCTTGGTCAAGAAGTGTATAGATGCTGGATAGGTTAATAGGTTGATTTATATTCCACTTATTAATATCAAAATGATCTTTAAGTAAATTGGTACAGGCAAGTAGTACGTCTCTTCCCTGGTAGTTCGGCCTAACTATTATATCAAAATTAACTTCAATGTTTACAACAAATGCATCTTTTATATTAATTGCATCTGTTATCATCATATAGTTTGCTAAGTACTGTTTTAGGTTGTTTCTTAAATTAGTTGATAGCTGTGTTAATTTATTATTGTTATCAAACGCTAATGTATACATCGATAGTGACAGTGGATTACTATCAATAATACTGTCTGTTGTTAGGTTTGGATTAGTTAACTGGTCTTGAGCTGTGTGTACTTTTGCAATAGATCCATACTTTGTTGGTAGTGATAATGCTCTTACAGCGTAATCCTGCAATGTTACTGCTCTATTCTGCTCGTTAAATGCTCTTAATGTGTTTTGTCTTAATTCTTCTACAGTATCTCCATCTCTGCCTCCGGTTGCTGCTTTTAAATTATTAAAAGTTAACGTCGGTTCTTGTGATGTATCTACCCCGGATACGGTACCTGTAGATATAACTGTTGTTATTGTATTTGAAGGTACATTCGCAGTTGCCCCTCCTCCTACCAGGTAGTTTATAGTTAAAGTTGTATTCTGCGGTGCTAATCCATAGGTTTGAGTATGTAGGAAGTTTGTTGGATCGTACGCGTAGTTTATCCTGTTTAGTCCTGAGACTGATCCTATTCCTACGTTTGTTGGATTAGGTGTAATAATTGAATCATCTTGACTTGCAACTCCTGACCCGAACTGTATCTGTAACCCTCCTGCAGAGGTGAATCTTGTTACAAATCGTCTCGGTACTTTTTGCAGTGAGAGTAGGTTAGGAACATATCCGCTATCTGCAGATGTATTAGTAGTATCTACAAATACTGTTTCCTGCCCTAAGAAAGGAACTTCGGTCCAGGTATTTCCGCCACTATCTGTAATAGATAAAATACCTTGTATATTTGTATCTGTAATTGTAATCGTTTTAAACTTCTCTACAGATCCAATAATTTCTGTAACTGTTTTTACTTCACCTGAAAATGCTTTTGCAGTTTTGTATAATCTATATTGATTTGGATTTCCGCCTATTAGTGAGTCAATAACAATATCTGTTGGGTCGTATGAGCTTGAAAAAGTAAAATCAATTGGACTATCGATAATAAAATTAACATTTCCTGTTGATGTTGATTTAAGTTTCGTATTAGGACCTATAGTTAATGCCTGGTCCCAGTCAGGGATATAGGATGGTGCGGTTGCGTCTATGAGTTGAGATACTTCTATATCGACTTGAGAAGCTGCAATTACCTTTGGGGTGTATCCCATCATATAAGCTAAGTTGTACAGGTTTGAAGGGTTCTTTGCATATTGCAAATAGGTTTCTTGAAGTTGAGTGTCTTGATAGAACGCTAGTACGTCTCCTACATACGCAGCCATTTCAATAAACATCATACCTGGGGATGTTGGTGAAAAGTCGTTGTAGCTGTCTGGGAAGTAGTTTTTTGCGTACTCGATTAATTGCGATCTAAAATCACTAAAATCCCTGTTTACGTATTTTATATCTCTATCCTGAATCATTATTGTTGAAAATTAATTGATAGTTGGTCTTGTATGTTAGTCATTCTAACGTTGTATTTTAGTGAGATAGTTGTCGTATATGTATCGGGGGAATTTGATACCTGTATATTTAGTATGTTTACGTCTGGGAACCATTGTGATACTCCTGACTGTACTACTGCTTTTATTTCATCTATCTTGTCTTCGGTCATTTGATCAAATAAAAGAGCTCGTAATCCTGCTCCAAAATTTGGGTTTAAAAATCGTTCAGATGTACCTGTTAGAAAATAGTTAACTAGATTTGCCTTTAGTGCTTCCTGTGTCGTATATGTTGTACTAAACACAGAGGTAGAGGAGAAGGGCAATCCTACTCCCACTCCAACACTTGGTCGCTGGTCTAACGGGTTTATCTGCTGTACTTGAAATGCCATTATCCTCCGAATCTTTGTTTATCTTTCTCTACAGATGCTTTATATACTGACGCTGCTTTTGCAACAAAATCAAATTGTGAGATATCCAATCCTGGTTCCGGTCTTGAAAAACTTTCTTCTATCATCACTGGATTACTATACTGAGCTGGTTCATCGTAAGTTTGCATACCAAGCCCTGGTGCTTCAACTAACTGTGAGTAGTTCGGCGTATATCCTTCACCTCCTTGATTTATCATTTGTGCTCTTGTTTCTTGTAGTAGGTCAGTAATTGGATCTCCTGTTGAAGTATATGGCTTATGTTGTGCCGGTTTGTAATTTTCATACTTAGCTGGATTACTGTTGGGCGCTCTATGTATAACTGTACTTACCGGTGTTTGAACAGGTTTTGTGGGTTCTGATAGAATCTCATCCAAGGCGTCTTTTACTGCTTCTTGGACAGCTTCTTTTATTAATTTTTTTAAAAAGTCTACTTTCATATAAATAAATAGTTATGTTATGCTAATTGATTATCTATTCTAAATTTAATTTCATCCAGTAATATCTGTGTATCCGAACTGAAAGATGACTGACCTCGTAGTACTGCTATACCTCTCTTGTCTTTAGCGATTGCGTACCTTCTTGGCGCTATTGTTGGTGAGTTTGGATCTTGTATTATTTCTAGAGTATACCCTTTGTATAGGTAGTCTTCGTTAGGTGTTCCTTCTGACCCTGTATTTTCTTTTGGTTGTGCAGTGTCTACTACTGCTGCTGGATCTGAACTATCTCCTGTACATTGTGCTATTTTAATATCGATAGCTTGCAGTCTATCTCTCAGTGTTTTTATTGGTACCGATACTGATGTTACAATAGAGTTTATTGCTTTTATGTCAGCTTCTATTACTGCTATAGTTAGTGCTAAGGTTGAGATCGTTTGTGCATACCTGTTTAAAACACTCATAGGTACTCCTACTCCTCCTGTCTGAGGAGGAATAACTGCTGTTGGAGTTGGTAGGTTTACTATTATATTAAGAGCTAAAGATGCAGCAGTTATTGCAGGTTGTAGGTTGTCTGCTAGTGGTTTAACAGCATCTACTCTCTTTTGAAATGAATCAATAGTCTTCAATAAGTTATTCCTTATTGCAAGGATCTGCTTCATTCTCTCTACGTTTGGACATCCATTTGCAAACTCCTTAAGGAGTTCTAAGACCTTCTTCTGTATTGTTGATCTCAACTTACCTTGAAGTGGTCCTATCTGGCTAGAGACTATTTTGCTTATTTGTGATTTTATCGCCGCCATTACTCTATAAATACTTTTTTAGATTTCATTTGATTCATTAAAGTTCGAAGTGCTGTACATGTATCAACTACACAGTACCCCTCTGTATTTAATGATGCAATTGGACCACCTGTCTGTGCTTCGGCTGTCTTCATTGCTTCTCCTATATTTTGTAATGCATCAATAATTATCGCTAAAAAGTTATCTAACTGGTTACCCAGTACTGCTGGCTCTCTTACTCCATCTGGAGAGGTTCTTGCTTTTGATCCTAAATATATTTCTTTTGCATCTAAACAGAGATATTCTGTTCCATCCAGATTTACTGTATTGGCATTTAATCCTACTGATTCTTTAGCTGAAAGAAGTATACTATCTTCTTTTGCATTAAAGTACAACCGTCCTGCATTAATTACTACTTGATTACCTTTGTATTGATCTGAGGGTTTTGGATTTACATTGTAAGAATCTCTTTTAGTATTTGCAGCTATCAGACCTACTTTATGGTTTGATAGAAAGTACATTGAGTTTGGATCCTTGTTTATATCTTCAGTAATATAATCAACTCCGTTAGTTGTTTTTATTTGCCCGTTGCTAATTAATAGATACGGCTGTCCATTATTTGTTGGATCTACTAATTTATTTAAGATTGCAGAGCTACCTCCTATCCTTATAGATTGGCCTTGTCTTCCTTCAATTAAAGTATCCCCAGGAAATGGAAATAGCGGATTCACATCATACAGCTCTTGAAACCCTTGCCCTAAGTACTTACTTTTATTATATCCAGGATCTGGTATTGCGTTATGATTTGGTGCCCCCCATAAATTAACTATGTCACTATAGTATGTAACTGTTTCTGATGTATTTGACTGTACGTCTGATGATGGAGCTTGAACTAATAAGACTATTTCATTTTTTAATGGATACTGTTTAATACCCATGGCAAGTGGTAAAGCAGATTCTTCAGGTCCTACCTCTTTTCTGCTGGCATCTAGAAGCTTATACTTAATAGCTCCAATAGGTAACACATTTCCTGTCTTATCTAAAAAAGGTCTCGAGTCATCTAGTTTAACATCTGTTACCTTCCCGTAGATGATAGTTTCTGAAGTTGTCATAGGAACTCCATAGCTATTAGCTATAGAAGATATCCGGCTACCTAATCCATATCCTACTGCCATTACTCCTCTTTTTTATCTAAATCCTTACCTAACTCTTGACTCTGTTCCATCAACTTTGCAAGCTCTTCTGGGTCAAAGAAGTCAGCTGCATCTTTTCCTCCACCTGATTCAAGTCTTTGCACAAGAGCTACCATCTTAATTAAGTGCTCATCGTTTTTAACTCCTACCTCTAGATACTCTTTAATCATAGGTACAACTAAAGTTGCATCACCTATGTTCTCTATAAGAGGTTTAAGCTCTCCAATAAGTCCATTGATTTGCTTGTCTTTTGTTCGAGAATTATCGTAAATCTCTTTCAGTACATCGGAAACGGTCTTTTTCCCAAAAATCGTTGTATCTAATCCCATACTCTATTTATTTTATAAATATCCTGAGATATATTACTGAATGTGGTATCCTGCTTCCTGGTAGGAATTATACAGTTTGTAGAATTCTTCTTTGAGTTTTGAGATTACTCTGGTTAAGGTAGGTGTTTCACATTCTGTAATTTCTCGAATGTATATGTAAAGTGCTTTTTTTCTGAAGATCTCTAAATCGTAACGTGTTTTAAATAGAGTAAGAACTGCATCTGCTACTTTTTGATCTTGTTCTTTTGGAAATATAGTCTCTATTTCATTATACATTAAATCCACATACTGATTAACTAGGTTTGCAATTGTAATCTTTTGAGTTGATTCATTATCTAACCCTGTTTCATAAGAATCTTGCATCTCATCAAAAGAGCCAACCTGTTTAAGTCTCTTATAGTTCTTATTGTTGTAGTTAATTAACCATCTTTTTACAATGGTTTGAAAATAAGAAAACGCTTTTGCACCATTAGTTGGATCAAAGCGATGTATTTTCTCTTCTACTAGGATTGATATGATCTCTAGCTTTAGGTCTTCAATATCATGAACATCTGTATAATAGAATTTGAAGGTGTGAATAATGTTCTCTACTAGTTTGTAGAAAGGGTAATAGATTTCTCGTGTAAAGATCTTATCGCGTAAAACAGGGTCAGAGGTGTTATTGTATCGCACAATAGCATCCTCTGTTCCTTGAGTAAAGTAGTAGTTATTATTTTTTGGTTTTTCCATAATCGTCTGGGAGACGGAAGGTATTTATATCGCTTTGTATTTCTTTCATAAAGTTAAAAAATGTTCCCAACTCATCATCAGCTCTAAAATGCCCTTTCTCGTCTATTTTGTCTAGGTATAAATTTGATTCGACTATAATATCGGAAATTCTACGTAAGTATCCTACTTGGTATTCTATCACGTCTTCTTGCCTAATCACCTTGTTGTTTAAATTCCAAATAACAAAAATAGCAACTGCTAATAAAATTGATAAAACTAAAATAACTACTCCCATCTTAAATATTTTTAACTAAATTCATTAATCCTTCTGAGGAGTTAACTTTTTTACCTGTTGAAGAGGTTGTCTTCTCTACCTTAGGTGTTGATGTCCCTCCTTCGTTTTTCCATCTATCGTACTCTACCTTAGAAGCTAAGAAGTCTGCCTGGTGTAGTACATATACTAGGTTAGTTCTTAATTTAGAGCTAGGATTGAAAGACATGTAGTATGGTTTGTTAACATCATCATAAACTCCATCATGTAACTTAATTGCTAGGAATTCTTTCTCATTCATAGCTATACCATTTTGCTGAAGAATAAATAAAGATCTATCCTGGATAAGCATAAATGAAAGGTTTTCATTATGTGTATACAATTCACCTAGTTTATCTTGTCTCCACTTATCAGTTTGCTGGATGTAGTTAGGCTCTCCTTTGAACCCAATTTTCCCCAAGTCGTGATTAAGAGCAGCAAACACTAATTCCTCATCAGTAAAATCTACATTAGCTCCAAATTCCTCCCATAACTGTTTGGTCTTTATAGCACAATGAACCACTCGATTGACATGGTCAATATAACCTCCAGGGAAAGCGTTATGGAAAGAAGGTTTACCCGAAGCCGGAGCAAGGATCATCTCCTCACTTAAAGATTGATAAAGAGATAATAACTTCTCTTTACGTTCACCGGTTATAAAGGTATCAACAATCTTGAGATGCTTATCCCAATTCTTTTGTATTTGCTCTGCCGAAAGATTCATTAGTCTTGGTGCTCGGTATTTAAAATAGTGCGAATATCCCCTATATCCTCAAGTACTTTACCTACTTTATCATAAGCTGCATCTTGATTTGCAGTACGGATATTATATCCGATTAACTTGACTTCCGCTTCTAAACGTTCTAATTTGTTTAAAATTACTTCTTTTGTTCTCATTTTTTTTATTTTATTTATTAAATTAATTCTATTATATAATCCTATTATATCTTGATAATATAGTGAAGTTATGAAATTTTTTGCAGAAAGGCAACTCTTGAGAAAAGGATGTACAACATACACGATTCGCCGCGCAATTTCCTTATATACCCGAACCAGTACCCACCCAATATACCAAAGAATATCCCCCATAACGTTAAAATTCTACTACATCACCAATTTGAAAGAGAGAGCCAATGTCTCTTAACTTATCCAAGGCAGTAAGACTGCCTACTTTGAAGAACTCTCTTGAGGATCCTTTATCACTTGATACCCTACAGTGGTCAAAATACTTGTGCATTTGTGTTTCTACGGAAAAGGCTTTGCCTTTTTTTAAAGGAAGAGCGTACTTAGGTTCCCATTCATAGAGAGTGCCGGCCGTATTTATCCCATTGGTTCTCCCTTCAACAGTACCTTTGGTCATTCCTATCTTGATAAGGTCAGGGTACCCGGCATTCACAAGGATATACACGTATTCTACATTATCGGCCACCCTTGATTTAATTTGTTTATTTTCTATGCCATATAAATACCTCCAGGAGAACTGGGGATTATTATCAATATTATGAGAGGGTAGCTCTACTACGTATTTGGCCGAATAAAAATCTAGGATTTTATCCGGAGAAATATGTTGGGCTTTGGCTTGTAATCGTTCAAAGTTATCCTTCCACACCTGTCCCTTATCACTATCAATGGCCGGTAACTGATTCCCGGAAACATCCACAAGAAGAATATCTCCTTGGTCCTCCAAGGCAAAAGCCTTATTTCTGTCAATTTTGTGTAAATACATAACCTAGTTTTTAATGTAAAAATAAATCATAGAGAGAATGACCAAAGGCCAGAGGGTGATGGAGATAAAAATCTCCTTAGGGGTATAGGGTTCCACCATTCGGGTAAGCCTGATAAGCCTATCGGAGGCAAAGGCTACTACATAGCCTATGACAAGGTACCAAGCAAAATATTCTATAACACTCATTGATTTATTATTTCATAATAAAGATATGAAATTAATCTTGAATCTCCAACTCCCTACAAAAGAAAAGATCGTAATACTTTTTTATTAAAGCACAATTCTCGTAATACTCAATACCTTCGAAAAATTCTAGCATTTCTTCCAAAGCGTATTTTATGGCTTGGGGTGAGAACTCATCCTCCAAGGAGGAAAGCGTATCTGACTGTAACCTATCGACTCTCTCCAAGTATCTTATAAGACCTGTAAAGTACTTTAACTTTATACTTTCACTTACTCTATCATAATCTTTTGCAAATCGTACCTTGTACAATTGATCGACAATGAAATAGTTCTCCACCCCTCTTACCACCATGCCAAAAAGCGTGAAGGAATTGTCCAAGACATCCTCCACTCCATTCTCTTTATAGATCTCCTCATCTCCCAAGGAAAACATATTGAAAAGATTATCTGCATTTAGGTCTTTCACTGAGTTTTACTTTAATATAAATATATATTGTTTGTATAACAAAAAAATTGCCGGAAAATTTCCCGAGGATTTCTGGAAAATATATACAAAAGGTGATTTGGAATTATTTATTAACATGGAAGTATATGCAAACAAAAGCGGGAGGTCATCTGTCTATGCCTATATAATTGGGGCAGACTTCATATCTATTCAATTTAGAAATGGTAAGGTCTATAAATATTCTTATTCAAGGGCAGGAAGTTTTAATGTAGAGAGAATGAAGACTCTGGCCAGGCAGGGTATAGGATTGAATACCTTTATAAAGAGACAGGTTAATTTGAGGTATGGTTGATACTTATATAAATATATATTACCATAGTCTAAAAATCATCAGAAATATCTCTCTCAACTAAACCCGGGGAACCCGACCACGATACCCGTGAGGGAAATATACTAGCAGTTTTCTGTCACCTTGCTGTCACCGTGACGTCACCTTGCCCATGGTCAAAAAAAAAGAGGCCTAAGCCTCTTCTTTAAATTCTACCAACTTCGAATACCTATATTTTACTTCTACTTTTTTATCCATTACAAAAGTAAAACCGGTGAACCATTTATCATCTACTGTTCCAATATTCAAATGATAATCCTCTACTAGTACTCTATCATCTTCTCCAGACCTAATCTGTTTCATAAGACAATCATCATAATAGAATGTTGCCGATCCTTTACCTTGATGGATTCCATTTACTCTAAAAGGTACACCTGCTAAAAATTTTTCTTTGTTCATAACGTTTCTTTGTTTAAGATTGATACCTAAAGATAAGGTAATCAGATCAAGTAAGCAACTTTCTTTTAAACTATTTGTGTAGACATTCTCTCTATCTTTCTATCCAATAGCTTTCGGCACTTATTGATTGGCTTACGTCTCATTGTGTCTCCTTGATGCTCTTTATAACTTGATAAGGTTATACCTATCACAATTAATCCTATCATAGACACTATCTTATTCATTGATAACAATACTTAAGCTTAATAGATCAACTGAGACTACTTTATTGTCTTTTGTTCTTATTACTCCTTCATCATTCTGGCTATGTATCTCTACTAGTATTCCTATTGTCTCTTTACCAAAGAATTTGTCTATGCCTTTGTAGACCATCCCTAGCATTGGAGAGGAGAGAGCCTCTATCTTACTTCCCCTCCCCTTCCATGTATTATATAACTCACTCATTATACTGCCACTATGTCCAATAACTCAATACCTTCTTTGATATTCTCAAGAGCTATCTTATAACCATATTGAATAGCCATCTGCATTAAAAGCATATCCATTGATCCATGATTGGCTTTTGCGAATGATTCCAAATCCTCTCTTGATTCTGGAGTTGCTACTATCCCACCTTGTAATCTTCTAAACTCGATTGCGAAAATCTCTTGAATGTCTTTTGTCATAACTTATTGTTTTATTGATTAATATACCTAAAGATAATACTTCTAATTGTAACTTCCAACTTTATTTTTTACATCTTTCATAGTAATGTCTCTCGCCATAAGCATTGATAACTACATCCATAGGCTGTGTCATTGCTAGTTGATTCAACATCTGCTCTTCCATCCCTACATTCTTTAAGATGTATTGCATTGTATCACCATCTACATCCATATGTTTCAACATTGAAATGATATCCTCTACCATACCTGGATATCCTCTCATCAATACTGTTTCAGGCTCTACGAAGTATGATTTAAAGAAACCTTCATCAGTCCAACTGATAGTTAATACTTTCTCATTTTCTGTAATCAAAGTAGTTTGAAATAAATCAAAGCAAGTAATAACATCTGCCCAATCTAATTCGAATTGACCTTGTCTAGAATTTTGAGCATCATCTAAGAAATAATTTACGTCCATCATAACTGTTAGTGTTTTTAATTATTGATACCTAAAGATAAGAAATTGCCTCCGAAGAGGCAACTCTTTTTTTAACTATTCATCCACATCACACAACCCTTGAGAAAGAATATAATCATACAAACAGTCCATCTTTCTCATAAAACTTAAATCAGTCAAATAAGATCGAGATAAAAAACTCTCCAATACATGATCATCTATTCCTCCTAAATCAACATAACCATAGTTCAAATCAAAATACTCTCTAACTTCTTTCATAACTTATTGTTTTAAATTTCTATACCTAAATATAGCGATATTAGTTTAGTGAGCCAACTTTCTTACAAACTATTTTAACCCA